AACTAGACATTGCTTCACGCTCATCATCTGTCAGCTCATGATGCCATCGTGCACGCTCTGCTCTATCACTTGGTGCTTCAATCCAAAGCAATCGACCAAGTTCTGATCTGGTATATGCACCGGCCCTTTGCTCAGCATCTTCTCTGTCAGCCGGTGACAATGCTTTAATTGTAAATCTAGTAGCAGTCTCAGCAACATGCTCTAAATCGCTCATGTTAGCTGACTGCAGATACTTTGCTGTTTGCTCATCAGATGCTTTCACATCCGGATCACATGAGACAACAACAGTGATCGATTGATCTGTGCTTGTTAGAAAGTTCAAGGCCATATTACACACCTAAGCCAATTCTGAACGGTGAACAACCGGCATTGCTCTCATATACTGCAGTCAAGTCGCTTGAATAGTCACCGGCATATCTTGATTGCTGATATGTCAATTGCTGTCTCACAATATCGTTACCACTCACATCATAAACACTTGGATCAACTGTCAGCATGCCCGCCGGCAACATGATTGCACAGCCCTTGCCGTCACCCTGTGGACCTGTGCCGATAATAACCTGGCGTACTTTTCTATTAAAAAAGTCATTTGCAATAGTTGTGTTAACAGTGCTTAGAGTCAGTGACAACTCAACTGCTACATCTGAGATTTCCATGTCTGACATTGCTAGAACAGAATTAGAGTGACCTAGCGGAGTCAGTGTGTTTGTCACAGTTAAACTGAAACCTTCACAGTCAAGTGCAATTCTGCCAAGTGTCTCACCGATTGTTGCATTTGTTAATGAGGCCGGTGAGTCATCACTAATCACTGTGTATGCACCTCTAAAGAATGGTGCTGCACCGTCATTGTATGATGGTTCAACAGGCCCGCTTGCATTTCCATGATCGTCTGTGATGAATGCACTATTAAATGTGAACTCTGCCATCAGTCTGCCATTGTCAAGAGTGATGTTTAGAGTCTCTAAAACACAGCCGTAGGCATACGATCTGAAATTATTTCCATCAATTCTAAATGCAACACTGTTGCCATAAGTGCCGGCAGTTGCTCTGCTTGGTGTGTACCATGTTTGCAAACCACGAACTGCAGTGAATGAGCTTGCAGAGAAGGCCGGTGAGATGGTGACATCACCGGTGACATTGTGATCTGTCACTGCAGAATATTCTGCACGACCGCTTAATGTGGTGCTAATGAGTGTACCAATATCTGACTCACTGTATGATGCAGACGGTGTGAATGTATTTGCATTAGTGACTGCACTGGGTGTGTCTGATTTAGCAGCAGCACTTGGTATCTGTGTCAGAAAACCGGCACCGAGTAACAAACCAAGATAATTTGAGCTATAATCAGCCGGGGTGCTGCCAATTGTTGTCAAATCAACTCTGCAAACAATCTGCCCGGTACGCCTACGCACACGACTTGAACCGCTCCAAACTGTGTCAGGCTCACTTGGCACAAAATACGCACCATCTCTTGCATCATTACGCTCTGAGACAACAGGCTCACCGGCAATCACAATCGGATCACGTTCACAAGGTATTGATGTCCAAGACAAGCCAGAGTATGACGGGATCCCGTCAACAAGAGAACCAAAACTACTACTCTCAGATGCAATGCTGAGAGATCTGTGTGTAACTGCCATTTTTAAGCCTCCAAATATAGTAGATCAAATTGTAGCGTTAGAATAAACGCAATAGTGTCACCCTGTGCATCAAGCACCGGTTCAACAATTGGCAAAGACGGAATTAAAGACACAATGCCTGTGTTCACAGTATCATACTCCGGGCCTTTTAGAGTATCTATTAACAGCGCAGTGTCTTCATTTATAATTCTGTATAAAAAGCCCATGTCATGAGGCACATCATAACGCACATTGCAATTAACTGTGATTCGTTTTCTACCACTTAAACCGGCCTGACCGTCGTCACTCGCTAGTGTGCCAAGTGCTAACTCAAAATATCTATTGCTGTTGGGTCTGTTATCTAAATCTTGTGTATACCCATCACCGGTATTGATCGCAACAAAACCATGATGTACATCAGTTTTCGGTGTGATGCTCTCAATCATGTTCTCTAAATATGCAAGTGCTGCAAATGTGCCCTGACTCATGTTAGATTCAACTTTCTTCTGATGTCGTATGCAACTGCATCAACTAATACATCAATGTCATCATCAGTTAGACCAATAAACTCACGTTTACTATTAACATGATAACCGTAGCTTGACACATGTTTAGTCAAGCCGATTGTGAAACTATTTTCAGTCACTTTCTTCACTACTAAGTTATTCATCAACTGACCGCTCAACACCAAATCGACCTCTGCAGATTGTGCTTTCTTGCTTCGTTTTCTGCTGTCGTGCTTATATTGCTCATAGCCTCCTACATAATAAATGCTTTTACCAGTGCGTGATTTTCTGCCACCTTTTGGAGCTAGACGAGCACCTTTTTTTGCAACATAGATCGGCTTGCGTGAATAGCCTTTAAAACTAGTGCCATTTGCATCAATGCCCTTGCTTGTACGCAACTTGATTGATGCAAGTGTATTCTGTGCAAGTCTTGCTGTGTCTTTGGTGGTCCACAGTGCTCTAGGTATGTTGATGTTGACCTTGGCGGGCATTAGTGTCTCATCCCTCTAACCGGATTGAAAAAGCTATCATTTGCAGTCTTGCTGTATGTTCTCCAACTTGCTCTAAAGTCTGTCTCACTGCCTCCTGATCTTTGCAAGTCTGTCTCACCGGCATCAATTACACCATCACCATCAAGATCAAGTGCGATACTCTGCAATGCTTTGCTCATCAATTCAGCACAACGCTCTCGCATTGCTGTTGCTGTATCTAGCTGTTGATTCAATTCATAGATGAGTGCTGCAGTGCAATAAGCATGAGCAAGCAAAAATGACTCTGGATTAAATATCTCATCTTCTGTGATGTTGTCTGCATGCAGATGTGCTCTGATCTCTAGAATTAACTCATTGAGTGATGCTGTGATCTGTTGCTGATAATCGCTCTGACGGCGTGGAATCATGTCTGCTAATTGAGCAAACATTGCAACTAGCTGAGTATGATCTAAGCCTGTATCAAATGGTCTTGGTGTGATTTTCAACAAGCCTTTTTCTTGCTCAGGCTGACTCATGTTGAGTTGAGTGTAATTCACTATCCAAGTGTAATAGCCACTTGTATTCATCACAGCACTACCAATGTCAACATAACTAGTTGGCAGATGCAGTGTTGCATTATCGCTTAAGTCAATTTCTCTCGGCAATGGCTCTGCTAGTATTGCAGTTGTGCCACCCAGTCGAACAACTCTGACTGCATAATATGTATCATGTTCTGTGATGACAAAACCAGCTTGTTGCTCACGATAATATGTTGCCGGAGCACTGCTCAGTGTCAATGTTCGTCTATCATTTGCAATTGCTGTGATTGTCAAATCTGTAGTAAATCTAGTCAAGCTCTCACTGACTGCAGTTGATGTATCAATGCTCAGTGTTGGTGTGCCGGTGATGGGCAATTGTGGTGACCAAATAAAACGATATGCTTTGTTTGTTATTGCTTTTCTCATGTTGCCTCTCATTGACTAGCTTTGCTTATGTCACTAGCAGTTGCTAGCTTTAAATTGGCTGACTTTATAAAGCCTTGTGTCACCGGTGACCAACTGTGCCGGCAGTTATAGCCACCACCTGACGTTATCACGCTCAAGCCTTGGCCGTTGTCTAAACGTCTCATCTGTTTAGATGTGACTACCTTATTTACTAAAGCATCACAAAATGGTCGTGTGATGCCGTCATTTGGGCCTGTGTATAAAAAGTGATCTATATCAGCTTCAACCGCAGCAATTGCTGTGATTGATCTGCCATACTGACTCAGCTTTGTTTTAATCTCTGTGAGTTGTCGACCTTCTGCACGTTGCATGCGTTTTTGCATGTTGCTCATCACAGTGCTCAACGGTACATTGACAACTAGATCAGTTAAGCTATCTCTCACGCTCTGTTTTACAGAGTTGAGAATGATATTCTCAAATACATCAGACACATTCTGAGTGCTCAACATATCTATCTGAGCATCTATGACTGATAATTCTAAATCAGATGCTTGCAAAGTTTTATTTACTGCATCTCTGATTGTTTGTTGATGAGTAATAAATTTATCTACTGCATCATCTAAGCCGCCCGCTAAAAGCAATTCTAGCAATTGCTCATCACGAGCATTGAGCACAGCTTGAGCACCTAAGCTCTCAACTGCACTCTCAATTGTTTTGAGCAACTCTGCCTGTGCTTTTTTAAAGGCACGTTCTACAGCTCGCTCTGCTTGCACTTCTGCTTTAAGTTGATCTCGTCTTGCTCGTAACAGTGTAGCCATCTCATTGCTAGCGTCTTTAGCTTGCTTTGTGAGATCAGCAATTGCAATCTCATCAGCGTCACCGCCTTCTGCATATAGAATATGAGTGTTACACTGTGAACAAAGCATGACTTTTAGCAACCAGTTAAAACGTGTCCAAGTGTACCGTCTACAGCATGGAAAGTGTTAACTTCCTCACCCCAAACATAACGGCGTGTTTTATCAAGTGAGTCATATTGACCGGCAACCATGTTGTTATATTGCAGATTAAGTGCTGCAACCGGCATACCTTTAACATTGCCAGACTTTTGCACAACTGCATCTGATCCACGTAGAATACCCATAAAGACCTTGGTGCCATCCCAAATTGCAGACTCAGAGCTAGTTGCACCGGGCACTGCAGTGTCCTGTAGTGCTTGACCAACGTAGATGTTGGGGATGCCAAGCACGTCACGTAGTACTTGCAACACAGCCTCATCATTTAGAATTTGATTTCCGCTTGCAATGCCGAGTGTACGATCACCAACATAGCCACGCACCTCTGCATTTTTAGCAAGATCTCTGAAACAAGCACGACCTAAAATGAGTGTATCAGGATTGATACCATGTGCGGCTGCAAAGACAGTGTCTTTTAGATCAAACAATTCTGATAATGGCTCAGCAGTTGCTGTGCCAAATGCTGCAGACGCTGCAGAAGTGTTAAATGTAGAAGTGCTAAAAAGTAGATCGGCAGCACGCTTCTCACGAGCTAGCTTGAGAACACGAGCTACTTTCTTTGCAATGCGTGCTTCTTCTGATCCGGGATATTGTGAATCAAAAATGTCTTCCATTGCAATGCTATCAGATGCACTGTAGATCTTTGCCATGAATGTCTGACTAGTGCGATCAAAACCGCCGATCATTGCACGAGATGAACCCGGTGCACGCTCTAGATCAAGACCGGCACCGGCACCCATGAAATTTCGTGTCTCTTCAAGAAGTAGTGTGCCGCTTCGCTCAGAGATTGCAATAGTCTCAAGCACTTTGTCTGCAATGAGTTGGTCATCGCTTGGCACTGCTTCTGCAACAAGGCCGGTTAGAATTTGATCGACTGGGTGTAGATTAGAATATGAACTTGCCATTTGTTAGCCTCCTGAAATTATGGAAGTAGGTTGCAAGGGCCGGTGAACTTAATCAAGATCTGATCGCTTGCACTTGCTGATGTTTGGTTAATGTTTGGTAGAATTTGACCAATACTGTAATTGCCAGTTGTTGCATGAGTGAGCACTTTGCCATCAGTATCTGCCATTACAAGAGAAACAGTATTAGCAATAGTGCCACCGGCAATCACTCTGCTCACACCTTGCACGAGCACCTCAACAGCATCACCGATTGCACAAGCACGTTGTGCAATACCAACGCAACGTGCGTCTGTTGCAGCATCTGTGATGACAATCTTGCCGTCTGTGTCAACAGAGACAAGTGCAAATTCTGTGATAGCTTCTGCAGCTACAAATGAAACAATGATATTAGACATGATTTAGCCTCCGAAAGCCTGAGTATAATAGTCAGGATTGTTTGTTCTGAATTGATTTAATGCTTCTGAGTAAGTGATTGATTTCTCAGCAGCTAGTTTTTTAACTTCTGCATCAAGTGTTGCCTTGCTGATTTCAGCACCGCTTGCACCATGACCAACTTGTGTCAATGGGATCGCAGAATTTGATGGTCGCTCTGAGAACATTTGCCAAAACTCCGGTTGCAGTTCTTTGAGTTGCCACGCTTTGTTTGCAACTGCTTCCTCTGCCGGTGTGATGCGACCATCTGAAAGCAGAGCAGACACAGCAGATTGCATCTCAACTGCACGCTTTTCTGCTTCGATTGCTTCAAGACGCTCATTGAGCTTGTTGTTTTGCTCTCTGAGTGATTGCACTTCACTGAGTAGTGTTGACTGAGTTAATTGCTCATTCATTGCATAACTCTTTTTGTCATCTTCTTTCTCAGTCATTTGCTCATCATCAGTCATTTGCTCAGATTTTGGCTCGTCTTTTTCTTCAAGCTCAATCTCAACTTCTTTCTCATCAGAGATCATCTTTGACTCTGCATCTGCTTGCATCTCTGCAATTTTTGCCTCAAGTTCTTTGACCATCTCATCTCTTGCAACAAGCATAGATCGTAGGTCATCGATAGGCATAGAATCTAGATTATCAATCATATCTATCCTCTCTGTCAAAAGCACTCTGTCAATTTTATCATTTGACTGTGCCGGTCTGGGTGTAAGTGTAATCGCTAATAGTTGAGCAGTGCCAATCGGATCACCGCCATCTCTCGCATAGACATCACCGGCGATGAACTCTGGAGATGACCAAAGCACACCACCGGCATTTTTAACGACCTCAAGGCCACGCTCATTATAAGCCGGTGTGCAATACAAGCCATCCTCACGCAACTCAAGATCTACAATTAGACCGAGTGCATTGCCGCTCTCCGGTGGTGCCGGTGTGCCATTGTTAAAAGGTGATGTTGCATGTTGCCAATCAATGATGACCGGATCTGCATATTGTCTTGCTTTAAATACTCGCAACATTTCTGAAAGCATATCGTGATCTATTTCTGATCCGATGGCAGATCCATTCATGCGAGATGAGACCTGACCAAGTGCAAGTGTTTTGAACGGTTTTCCGATGGTCAAGCCTTCCGGCACATCGTAAGCCGGCACAGGCTCTGAAAGTTGGATCGCTTCGCCATAGGCACGAAGTGATGTTGTCTTGTTGTCTGCTCTGTTCATTTGATTCACTACTTTTCTGCTCCAACTGTAACCGGGATCACCGCCCCAACCTTGCCACGCTTGCCATCCTTTGCCTTGGTCGGCCCATGTTGAACCTTCCTTGTCAACTTCATGACGTGTGAAATAAGCGAGCATTCTACGCACAGTGTCAGGACTTAATCGCTTGCCGTTTGCTAAATCACGAGCACGAGCAATGCCAACCGGAGTCATGCCTCTCTGAGATGGTGATTTAGTCGCTCTGACAGCAAGTGCACGTTTTGCTGCACGTTGTGCACCTTTTGGCGGCACAAAATCAATGTGTGAATACTTTTCAGGTATAGCAAATTTAACCTTGATCTTTTTAGCCATTGCGTTTTGTCCTCATCAGTTTTTCAGCAAATGCAGACAGACCACCGCCATTCGTGCGATCAAGTGCAGATCGTGATGCTTCCTCTGGCAGTTCACCGGCACCAAGTCTCTCACGAATAGCTCTCTCTAACTCATCATCTGGTGTGAGTATCCCGGCTTGCACAAGTTGTGGTAACATACCCATGCTCTCAGCAAGATCATCAGTGTCTAAGCCGGTATGTGCTAGCTTTGGCAATTTTGATGGATCAACACAGCCATAGTTCCAACGAATTAATCTGCCGATTGTGCCGCCACCTCTACGATCCGGGCCACTAATTTGAGCAGCTACAATATCACAGAGATTAATTGCTGCACGTCTAAACACTGACAGATGAATCTCACCAACTGATCGTGCACCTGTCTCAGTATTACCAAGATCTGCAAACTGAGTGAGAAAAGCAGACGCAATTTGACTATCACACTTAGTGATGATGTCTAACGGCCCACTTGCATACAAGTTTGGTGTCTCTGCATAGCTTTCAAATTTAACTACTGATGTCTCAACTAAATAACTCTGCTCAGTAGATAAAAACGCTTGTGCTTGTGCTTCTGCATCATCAATCATTGCATTCACATCGGCATCTGTCAGCCCCATGTTTTCAGCTTGTGATCTATCAATAATAACTTTGGGTGTTGGCACAGCCCAACGATCTAAACCGATGCACATCAGATTGCTTGCACGTTGTTTAGTGCGCCACCACCACCACACAGGCCGAAGCATCCCAACGCCTTCAAAGTTGCTGCCGGTTCTATTGAGTGTGAGCAGTAACAGTTTGTTTGCCGGTATTGGCTCTGGTGTGTATGTCGTGCCAACAACATTCTGCAACACGCCATCAAGATGCTGATTATCTCTGCTTAACCATCGGTTATGCGCACTTGGTTCTCTGTCTGCATATTGATCTAGCCACACTTTAACTTTGCCATCTGCATCCGGCCCAACTTTATACAACTCTTCTGCATAGCGATATCCGAGAGGAATAAACTCTAGTAGATAGCTAAGTTGATCTTCAAAGCTAATTGACATTTGCCCTGAGTAACCATCAAAACCGAAGCACTCATTTGCAAAACGTGCCAACTCTTCCGCAACAGGATCATTCTCAATGCCCGGTTCAAATCGCCAACTTGCACTGAGCAATGTCTGTCTGAGCATGTGCCAAGATCGTCTGACAATCGGATCAGTACGTAACATCTCTTCTGCTTCTTGCACCCAATTTAAGCCGGTGAGTTTGGCATTCTGTTCTTTGCCACTGATTGCACCACCGTTTAATTGTGTGCCGGTGATGCCCTTGGTGACAAATCGAGGAGTATTGGCCCTCATGTGTTTAGGATTTCGCTCTAATTTACTCATAGCTATCCTTTGGAAGATGCAAGCAATGTTTAACAGTATATGCACAATTTTGCTATTAAGCAATATTTGTTATTCATTGCTTATCTTGCTAATACATGATAGATATTTCGAGTCATGTTGGGCGAGTGAAGCAATGCACAGAGTTTATCACTTTTCTTTGTGCATTGCTTTGCTTTTCTATTGAACACTCTGAGTGATTGCTGTACTGTACTCATTACTTAATTAATTCTTTCTACTGATTTAAAAACCAAGTTTGCCGACCGTAGTTTTAAATCAGTGGTGCTGAAAAAGATCATGTATTAACGTGCATGGTCTTTTTTTTTGCTCTTTGCTTTTCTATTGAACACTCTGAGTGATTGTTGTATTCTGTCTCTGAATTGTAAGGTGAGTAAATCAGCCTTGTCTGGCAAAACACTCGGCAAGGCTGATCTACTTCTCTATCCATTTCTCAACGTCAGGATGTAACTCAACATCATCATCTTTTTTGCGTGTCGGTGCTCTAATCACACTAAGTTTTTCAATGATTGCATTCTGTAAATCAAGCAGATGATCGTGTTTAATCTGCATTTGAATTTGTGCATCTCTGAGTCGTGCAATCAGTGCTTCTCTGTCTGCATTTGCACTCGCAAGTTTATCTTTTAACTCTTCAACCTCTGCCGGATCACGACCGCTTGCGATTGCCATCATTGAGCTAATACTGCCAGTTAATACACCAAGTATACCAACCAACACATCTCTATTTTCATCTACTATCTTTACGTAACTAAGAAACAAAATCAGACATACAACAATAATTAAAAATGTAACTGAGAACCACCAACCACGCTTGGCTTTTGCATCTTCGGTCGGTTGTTCAGATTTCGGTTTGTTCATAATATCGCTCTCAATATCATCATCACATACACTGCTATATAGTCTATCCAATAGAAATAGTCATCTAAGCCGCTCATGAGTCGTGCATGCTTTGATGTGATAACAGGCCAAACCGTATAGCAACAATAACAGACATTGAAAATAGCATTGCGAGTGAGAAACCACCACAGCCATTCTCTGAGCTTTCTATCTCTTGCTCTCGACTTGATCTTTTTTGGCCCGGCAATCTTCTTGACTTTGTCACTGCCTTTTGGTGGCTGCAAACTTTCAATTGTGTTGCCGACTGTATAGATGATCTGTGTATCTCGTACTCCTTTGAATCGGTATTCACCGGCAAGTGCATAACGTGTGCCTTTGGGTGTGAATGAATTGGTGCGATGCTTAACTGCTTTCATTGCTTGTGCTGTGAGCAGCACTTGACCGGCACCGCACAAGCTCATTGCTCGTGCTGCTATGTTTTTGCTCAGACCTTCCAACTCAATTGCTTTAGCACCGCTCATCGTCATCAGTTCATCCTGTTTAACTTCAACTATCTTGCCGAAGTGAATGCCAATTCTAGCACCGATCTTTGTTTTTGGTGGCACACTGTGCTGATAGTGCAGAGCAAAATTGACTGCATCAATTGGTCGCTCAA